TGCTGAACGGTATACGCGAACGCGCCAACTTCCGGCCGGTAAGGCGCGAGCTGCCAGTCAGACGGCGTGTTGCCGTACAGCATCGAAATCAGATTGCGCGAGTAGATCGATAAGGTTCCGCCTCCAATCGATGCCGGCTGAATCTGGAATGCCGTCACCGGGTCGCCAACCGACAATTCCCCGGCCCCAACCAGGGCGGTCCATGTGTACGGCAGGTTGATCCCGCCATGCTGAATCGACGACCCAAACGAGAAGAATAACTGGAACTTGTGAACGACGACGTGCGTCGGTGTGTCGGTTGTCATGCCGCTGCGAATCGGACAAAACACGGCGCCATCGAACTCGAAGCCACGGTTGACCCCATCGCACCCATACGCGCGCTGCAATCCGGCCGGGTTGGCGAAGTTCGACAGGAAGAATTCGTAGCGCCCGCTGGGCAGCAACGTAATGGCCGTCGCGTTGCCCGCGATCGTCGCCACGTTGGGGTTCGCGCCGATGTCGATGTTCTCGGCGACGAAGTTGCCCGTTTTCGACGCGAATATGTACTTTCCTGTCGCGTCCCCGCCCGCATATGAACCCGTCTGGATCATCACCCGCGTGAGCACCGCCGTTGCCCCCGATGTCGCCCCGGTAATCGTCGCCCCTTCCAGGCTGACGAATGTACCGCCAGAGGTGAAGGCCAGCTCGAACCCCAGCGCCACCAGCGACCATCCGCCCGCCGTCGTCTTGTAGATCGCCGCGGTTGCGCCCCCGGCCGCATTGCGGACTGCATAGGTGACACCGTTGAGGTAGACAACCCCCAGGATGCTCCCCTCGCCAGGGACCACCAATATGTCGGTTCGGTAGATGCTCGCTGCAGCCGCCTTGTACTGCGCTGCCAGCTTCGGCGTCGAGGCGCCGTCGATGATCGCCAGCCCGGTCGCCGTTCCTTGCGTCACCGCCGCAACCTGAATCGCGCTCGTCGCATTGAAGGTGCCGACAATCTTCGTGATGACCAGATATTGCGGAGAGGTCGCCGAGGACACTGCCGCAACCACCGCAGTCGCGCCGCTGGTCAACTGCGTGATGGCATTGCCGATCGCGAACGATCCGCTGATGGTGAGATTGATGACCGCGTACAACGCCGCACTGGGCGCCGGCCTGCCGTCGATCCGCTCGTAGCCCGTGAGGTCGGCATAGCCGCCCGTAATCGCTATCTCGAAGTTCTGCGAGTCCTTCAAGTACCCCGGCTTAACCTCCCAGCTCGGCGTCTCATAATCCACGCCCCCCGCAAAAGGCAAGAAATCGAAGGTCGCATTAGGAAGCTGCGGAGTTCCCCCGCGCATTACGCAATCGGCCGCGCAAGGTCGAACGGCGCCATCTGAGTCGAGTGCAGCCCGCGGAATAGTCCCTTGGCGCGACGCTCCGCACGGTTGAGAACTTCCTGCGCGACTTGGTGATAGCCGTAGTCGATCATCGCCCGGTAGACAATCAGCTTGTGGTATTGCACCGGCATTTCGGGAACCGTGGCATCCGCCGCCATCACTTGCGGGCCGCGATAAAACTCCCCGACGATCGTGTAGATGTCGTTCGGCACCGGCCCCAGGAGCAAGCGGTCTGCCGGATCGATCGTGATATGCGCGGGCGCGCCCTGCTGGGCCGTCCCGATCTTGTAGATGTTCCTGAAGTAGTCGTAGCTGATGAACGTCAGCCACGTCTGCGCCGCGACGCCCGAAGCGGTCAGGTAGCTCATTGGCGGAGCATTGCGGTCGGATAGGTGCCAGCGATTGAACCGATCAATCACCGCCGAGGTGTTGGTGTCAGTTACCCCGCCGAAAGCGTAGGTATCAGTGCCGGCGACCGTGTTGACGGAGAAGCCGTGACGCAACCAGCGCCACAGCCCACCATTGCCAGCCTGCAGTTCGACCCACGCCTGCTTCGTCCACTCAACCAGATTGGCAAGATCGCCAGTTTGGTTGAGAACGGTCGCAGGCCCAGTGCCCGGTAAGTCGACTTCTTGACGCAAAAGTTGCGTCAGCTCCAGAAACGTCGACATACTTCATCCTACGGTTGCGACAGAATCGATTTCAGCCAGTCCGCTCCTCGCGGATGCGGATCGTGGAGCACGCTGAACGAGTATCGAAGCCCGCGGTGGGTCGGCCATCGCACGCTGCGCGTGCCGTCCATCGCGACATACTCCTCATTCCGGTACGTCACCGGCTTGGCTCGCGCAAGCGTTTCGACGAACTTTCGCGCCACGCTGTACTCACGCCCACGCTGGAACAACTGGCTGCGCCCGTTGACCATCACCTCGAAAATCTGATCCGCATTCTTCTCGCTGGCCTCGTGGATCGCGATCATCAGCATATCTTCGTTGAACGCGAGATCGGCGGTGTGCTGCCGAGTCCACGCATCATCCATGCTCGCCTTCGACACCTCGATCTCGCCGTCGACATCAGCAACCATGCCGCTGGCGTTCACGTCGAGCCCATTGGCATCCACCGATTGGCGGACACTATGAACATCCGGCGCTTTTCGTTCCGCCAGCATGTTCAGAATGTTGTCGAGCTTGCCATCCTGAGCCGACTGCTGCGCGGCCATGTCGCCAACAACCTGGGTCAGTTGAGTCACCGAATCATCCAACTCGTCCTGCCTGTTCTCAATCTCTTTCGCTATCGCCATGTCCCCTCCCAGGGCGGGTAGGCAATGTTGCCTACCCTGTCATTTGAAACGAATTACCCGACCCGAACGTAGTCGTAAGTGGTCGCCGCGGTACGGATCAAGGCGAATACCCCACCCGTGTTGATTACCGCTCCCGAACCTACCAACGTCACGTTGGCGCCGGCAGTGATCGTCGAAGCGTTGGCGGCACTGTTGCCGGAGTGATACACGATCATGCCCTTACCAATCGCCAGCACCGGGAACGCCGAAGTGATCTGCGCCGCAGTCGGGCCGACCATCGTCCGCGCCGCCGCCGTACAGTCCTGATACAGAATCCCGCCGCCCAGTTGGGCAACGGTGATCGTCGCAGCGTCAGTGATCGTCGATCGCGTCAGCCCATTGACGAATAGCGCGGCAATGCCGGCGAATGCCAGCCCGACCCGCTGTCGAACGAGACTCTGCGTGGCGTTACCAGTCGTGACCTCAGCCTCGAGGCTCGACCCGATCGGCAGACGCAGAAATCCTTGAACAAGAAGGTTTGAAGCTCTATCCCAAACGCGCATTGCGTTCTCCTTCGTGATGCCTTATTACGGCGCGCCGCGCGGGCCGGCGCTCCGGTGTTTTCTCTTACGCGGTTACGCCGGAATCCGGTCGCGACGGGTAAGTGCTCAAGTTGGTCGCCAACCGCGTCACGCCAGTTGCGTTGAAGTTCGAGGAACCGAACGTCCAGGCCGAGGAGGCCGAGCTCGTCTGGTAGGTAATCATCCCGAACGGGCACACGGTCGCAGGGATCTGCGGCAGTTGCCCCATCGTTACCGGAAGGTTCGATGCGTCCACGGTGGTGATACCACCCTGATACACCGTCACCGTACCGGCCGCGTTCACGCCGAACACGAAGGTACAACGACGCGACGGCTGCAACGCAACGAACGCGGCCCCAGTGTTTCCGTCTGTCGTGGGCACAGTCGTCGCACCGATGATCGCCTTCAACTGCGCAGCGCCTTGGAGCGCGTAGTTGAATGCGGTCGTGGTCGAGTAGTTGGTATTTGCCGCGGCCGAGTCAGCGAGAACAGCCTTTGCGAAACAGGCTGTCAGTCCACCAATATCAAGTTCCATCTGCTTTCTCCTTAGTCCAGGCTACCGTTAGCCCAGATCCGCTACGCCGACTTCGGCTACCGCCATCCAGCCATCGTTCTGAACGAACGAAGCCGACCAGAAAATCGCGCCGATGTACCCACGTTGGCCCAACGGGTCCGCCTTGTCCTTTTGCGAGGCGGGCTGATGGATCACGTCGAAGGAGTTCATCCCGCGCAGAGCAACGTCGCCCCAGGCATCGTCACCAACGACGATCATGGGATACACGTCGAGCAGCGAGCCGCCCGTCGAGAACAACCCGGTCGTGCCGATCGCGGCCCCGGCGTTGATGACCGAGGACAGTTCCGGCGAGACGATGAAGCGATACCGATCCGCCGAACCGAGTTCGAGCTCGTGAACCGCACGGCGCGAGCCGTATGCAGCCACTTCCTTGAAGCCGGGAAGGTTTCTGATGTCGTTTTCGCAGTCTGTGTGACAGAACACCAGAAACCCGGCTTCTACCGGAGCGGTGTTGTAGTTCGCAGACGGAGCCAGAATCGAAGTGATGAGGTCAGCCCGGTTGCCCATCAGCGAGCGGGTGATCTTGCGCAACAGGTTCAACGACACCGAGGCGGCGACCGTCGCGCGAGTGGTGCCACCCGCGTAGAACTTGTTGGTACAACCTTTCAACGCGCCGTAGCGGATCAACTCGCGAACGAGCCCCATCCGTTGCCCGGTCTGCTTCTTCATCGCGTCGGGTACGTCGTCCTCGTACAGGTCAGCGGCTTTGTCGCTGTACTGGTAGAGGCACGAGTATTGGTTCAGTTGAACCGTGATGTCCTGCGGCACGATCGTGTCGGCTGCAGGCGTGACACCTTCTTGGGTCAGGTGCGTATTCGGGTCAGCGGTCCATCTGTTGATGGTCGTCGCGCTGGTGATGGCGCCGCCAAACGGCAACCAACGTCGGTACACCACGGTGTCCGACATATTCTTTCCGATCTTGTGCTGATTCCCGGTGATACCGAGAACTTCGCGGGGGATTGCGTGCGCGAGGATTTCGCCTTTCAGGCGTCCAATTCGCGGTGCTGCTGTTGCATAGCCTTGTTGCGGCATGTAACGACTCTCCGTTTCGACGTTTGTATAAACCGACCCCTTGCGGGATCGACCTCAAACGAAGGACGAAAAGTCGTTCGTGCGTTCTATAGGACCAGTTGCCTGGTGCTAAGTGATGTTTCGCGTTTTCTTGTAAGACGCCAAGAATGCCTGTTCTTCGCTTTGCTCTGTATCGTCGCGAGTCGTGCCACCTTTGGTAGCAGGGATCGCTC